CACTACCACTTAGATAAAAGTGAATATTACCCTTACCCGATGTTCTAGATGTTGGTTCTAATAATACCGCAAAGTCAGAGCCTTTTTGTAATAGTGATGATGTTCTAATTAAATTTTGTTGAAACTGAAGTTCAATTGTGTCAATTGGATTTGGGTCTCTATTTAAATATGTTATTGGGTTTATATCATTTATCTTACCCCAAGGAACTGTTATGTAATTATCAGTATCCATTCGTAAGTGATACACAAACTTATCATGCTCCCAAATGTGTCGTTTATCCTCAATAGCAGGCCCACCATACTCTCTAATTGATAAGAATGTTTGTGGGATACCGTAAGTAGATATAAGTGCTTTTACTGCTCTAGCAGAACCTTTTGTTTTTAAGAGATATGGTATATTGTTTACAATCCTTCTCCAAACTTCATAGTTAATTTGCTCATCTGCTTTAGATGCTAATGAACCCGATTGAATTGGGTTACCGAACTTATCAGTACCTACTGCAAATTTCCATAAATCAGAACGGTCTTTACCATGCGTGAGTTTCCAACCCATTGATTTCGCTACATCATATAACATCTCATTTGGCATCCCATCGTATGGGTGCTCTTCTCTATTATTAAGCGATGTTAATGCTTTAATGTAACTCCATGTAATATCATAATGATGCCCAATCATATCTACGAATAAAACATAATCAGAATTTAAAGGGTCTTCTACAATTGATGCCGGAATCATTTTTGTTAATCGTGCATCGTTAAGTGAATCGAAAATACTAGCTGAGTCGATTAGTCCATTGTAATGTGATATTCCTTGTGATGATGTCACACTATATAATTTCTTAGGGTATTCAGAGTAGTGAGGCCAAGGTGATATTACATAAGATGATGCACTATAATGTGTATATAGTGAGCCGGTTGTTTCTTTATATGCCCAACGCTCCCATCCATCCATACCACTAATAACATTTCCTTTCCTAACTAGGGATTGTGATATGTTGGTTAATGCAGTTGAACCACTAACTTTATTTAATGTTGATATTCTCTTATCATATGACTCTATTAATTCTAATTTGTATTTTAAGTTATTTACTCGCTCTACTGCAGATGAGTAGTTTGTAAAGTTTTTAAAATTAGAATAATCAACATTTATATCAACACCACCAAAAGAACCACTAATGTATTTATCAATAATTTGCTGAGATGTTGATAGGTTGGTATCTAATAATGTGTTCCATGTCTTAAAATCAGTACCTTGTGATTTGCCATAATTACCTAAATCTATTTTAAAGTTAGGAGATGAGAAATTTTCAAATGTTTTTTGTTTAGCGTAAGGATATGCTATTACTCTTTCAATGTAATCTTCTCTAATTTGTCTTTGTATGGTTGATACTTTAGTTTCTAACCTACCAGGTAGAGGGGTATGTAATTTGACAACTACACTTAATGGAACATCGGGTGTGTCTTTGGTTGGTGAATAAAATTTAAATTTAGAAAATGGTTCAGTTCCATAATACACATTATCAAAAATATTATCTTCAACTTCAATATCAGCATCAATGTCATATCGATTATCAAATTCTTGAGCAGTTTTTGATAAAAATAAAAGACTACCATTTGCATCACGTTCTTGGACAAATTCAATTTTATCATTTGGTATTGTTACACCATCTGTAACCCCATCGGTAATTATAGATGTGAATCTAGTTACTCTACCTGTTGTTTTTCGTGTGTCTTTAAAAACCTCTACCCATATATTATCATCTTTATCTAGTTCAGATGGAAAGTATGTAACATCCCTTCCGTTATATGTTGAAGTTGGGTGTTTTGGATATCGTACTAATTCCCCACCTATATTATTATTAGAAAATTGAATATCTGTGATTGTCAGTAAATCGTTATTACCAAAACTTAAAACTAAATTGTTTTTATTAACAGTTTCGTAACCATTTAACTCACGTAAAGAGTTTAGGTCACCCTCAGTTACTTTTAACTCAATCTCAGTAGAGTCAGATGATATATTTATTATTTCTAATTCAGGTGAATATGGTTGTAAAAAATTGTATACAATATTATAAGTTCCCTTATCACCACCACCTTGTCGTACATCAATCTCTGGTGTTAAGATTATATCATATGTGGATTCTGAACCATTAGATGTTTCATAAAATATTTGAGATATTTTAGTGTCTATTAATGAATCATTAGAGTATACATTTTTATGTACATATGATTTGTCTAAAATTGTTTTTTTAATAGAACCCTTTGAACTATTTAAACGAGACAACTCATCCAATGTATAAGTTGGTACGTTTAATATTGGAGACCGTTCGGCAGTCAATATGTCTTTTTTCTGATATCTATCTATTGCCATACTACCTACTATTTATTGGTTCTAAGTGATTTAATGTTAGCTACCTTTGCAGTTGCAACTGCTAGATTATCGATTAGTTTGTTTAGATGGTTTTCAAGACTTGTTAGGTAAACCCGATTTTTATTGACATTCTCATCTGCAGTAACCGCGTTTCTACCTGTTAGATTATCTGCTTTGTACTTAACTGACGCTACATAAATTGCCAAGAAATCCGTAGTTTCTTTTGCTTTTTCGTCTTTCATTTTTTTAATTGTTCCAATCAACGTATCATAGTAGTTATCTGACAAGTAGTTTGAATTAACATCCTTTGTCAATGATAGTTTTGCACCTGCGTTTGAATACCCATCTGGTACTGTTATATTACCAATCGTAATGGTGCGAGTAACTGCATTTGGTATTTGTTCTACACCATTTGAGTCTACATTTACGGCCGAAATACCACGATTCGTGGGGGTATGTGGGGTAACTTGCTGTGGATTCACTCCTGGAGTTGTTGTAGAATTTCCTTTTGTTACTGTTACGATTCCAGTATTTGGATTAATACTTACACCGCCAGTCCATGTTTTAGGTATGAAAGGAGGTTTAGTTTTTTGAATTGCGGAATCAACCATTTCTGGTTCTAATAAATCTACTTCAAATATTGACTTGTCACCACTTATGTCGAATTCTTTGTAACCAGTACCACAGTAGGCCTTCGGCTCCCATGTGTCAAATTCTACCATATTCTCATTTTTTAAAATATACTCAGTTGTTATGATTGGGTATTTTTCAGGTGAGATGGTGTTAACCAATTCTGGTGATACTGCTGCACCCGCGCCTCCATTGAAAGGTAACCTTCTTCTGTGAAATCGCATTCTCAAGTCAACAGCTCCAGTGTGGTTGTTTTGTACACCTAATGTAAATTTAAATTTTAAACTTCTACCGGATTCAATAAGTTCTTTTGTAATTACATATCTACCATTATCTAATTCTGGGCCTTTCAATGTTTTATCAAATGGTACTTGGTCATATCCTTTGAATTCAAATCCACGAGCGAGGAGGCCGGGGCTTATATAACTTACGTTAAGAAAATGTCGGTTTTGAAAACCACGTGAAGTCGTTCTACCACTTGGTGTGGTTGCATTTTCAGTCATCTCATACCTACCACTAAATATATCTACAAATTCTTCAAGTTCAGATACTATTTCTGCAGAAGTAGCTTTATATTTGATATAATTTAATTTTTGTTCAGTAATTTCCAATTCACCATTGTTATTGATAAGTTCATCGGAAACTACACCCATTACCTTTTTGTATGATTCTTTTTCATAAAATGTTGCAGCTGATATTAATCTAACACTACCATATTCTTCTTCTTTAGATTTTGGCAATCCATAAGAAATGATTTGGTTGGATGTGTTTCGATTAACATCTCGTTTTACTACTGTAAGATTTTTTGTTTTTTCTGGCATTATCTAACTACTTTAAAAATTGGCCCATCAAAATATTCACTTTTACCACTTCTATCTACTCTAAATTCAAATTGATAGAATCTCTCAGGTTGTAATGTATTAAACCAAAAATCAAAATAATTTCCAGTTGAATCACAATCTACTGTGGTGTATGTTGTATCGTATGGTATTATAGATAAATTCGTCTCCACATCCTTTACCTTATAATAAGTAGTTTGTGGTAGATATTTAATTGTAGTATATGGGTGTGAATCTGCAAAAGTTCTTTGTGGGTATCTTGCTCTACCAACTACTCTAAGTTTTGCTTTAGATGATTCCTTATATTCAGTAAGTGTATTCTTAGAGTATACTATAATATTATCATCAGTAAGTTCTTCTAAAGAACCTGTGTTGAATGTACCTGATACCCATCTAACACCCAATGTAGGAACATATATTGTATTAGTATCATTTGAAAAGAATTTAGATGAACCATATTTAACAGAACCACTTTCTTGTGATTTTGGTCGTTTAATTATAAATCCGTTATTGGGGCGAGAACCACTTAACCAATCATTTACATAATCGGTAACATCTGCATTTAAATCTACTGTGTATTTGTTGAATGATTGAGATACTAATGTATTACTAACAGATGCAGTATACCAATTACCACCACCTTCATTTAATGTATAAGAGCCAGTTACATCTGCGGCGAAGGAACTCGTTACCCATGTTGAATCATTTCTACTTACCCAACTACAACCTTCTGTAGTTACTGGGTTATCATAAAACGAACCCATCCCTTCACTCCAACTACCTGATATTTGGTGAATGTCTAGTGTATATTCACGTTGTACTTCAGTCTCTTGAGTTGATGTTAAATTTAAATAGAATTTTATATTACCAGATATATCACCTGAAGATATTAATGATGATATTGGTGTCAAATCAAATTGTGTAAGTATTCTACTATTGCCAATTAAATCTGTATTACTAAGTTCATCAAAGAACTTTGTAGTTTCCAATATCGAATCGTTACCTGCGTTCTGATTCTTACGAGTAGTTTGTTCGTAAATGGTAGTATCTTTCTGTCCGTATATTCTATATATCATTGTTTATCTCCTTAGAATGATTGAGTTACTACCTTGCCCCTAATGTCTGTATTTGGGAATTTAACTTCAAATATTGATGGGTCTTTTGCTGGATAAATTACTCCAAACTTAGTGGCAGTCTTAATACTATATTTATTCGGTGAATAATTTCCATTAAATTTATTAAATATTTGAAATCCACCAACACCCTCTTTATCGGGCCTAATTACAGTTTGAACACCATCAACACCATCTAACAATAAATATAGTTTAGATAATTGTATTGGATTGTTTATGGACATATTATTAATATTAAAAAACTCTTTAAGTTCATTTATACAATTTAAAAGAACTACATTAGAGTTGTAATCTGGCAATACCGTTATTTCGAATTCGATTCCAATGTTTATAATATGTGCGTCTTTAATATTAACTGCATCAGTTAACATTCTATAATATGAAATATAAGTTTTTAGATTATTTTTTGTTGCCGCGTTTAGTGGTACTAAATGATTGGTATCATTGTAACCCAATGTGTATAAGTTTAGTGCTAATGGGTTCGGTATTTCAGATGTGATTGTTTCACCATTACTTTTTTTATTTTCAATTTGATAATCTTGTAGTATGTATGCTTTTGCTACTGAACCAAACTGTGGTGGTAGTGCATAACATCTCATAATATAATCTTCTCTACTTACAGTTCTATTTTGAGCTGCAAAGAATGACATTGCATTGTTACGAATCTCATCCATAGATTCTTCACTACGTGCTCCTCGTGCTGGTTCTGGATTTGTTACTGCTATTGAGTTTCTAACAAAGTTTACAAGTGTTGTATCCAAATTACGTTCATTTGCAAATGTCTGGGTAGATGAAATAACAGTTACTAAATCTTTAGCAGGTACGTTATCTTTAATACCATTACCAATTAAATACTCAACCGTTAACGTTGTATTGGATGGGGCAACTCCATATGTTTTAGTATATAAAAAATTAGATGGGTCGATTCCTTGGTCTAAATCACCAACGACTCCATATAGAGCAGAACCAACGTTATCTGGATTTGGTATAATCTCTTCATCTGCATTAGCAGATACACCTGCTCCAAATTGAATTGTCACCACACCTCTATCTTCAATTTTTGTTATAAATCGCTTTGGTACTCTATTTAATTGCAAAAGATATGGAGTATCGTCTGAGAATTGTGAAAATTGTGTTGAGTTATCTTCGTTGTTTTCTATTTGCTCAAATACTGTGTCTTGTGCAAGATACGGAACTTCAGTCCACGTATCGTTATCCGAATCAGTTATACTTTTAATTCTAATAAAATTCTCATCTTCCAATTTTATTTTATCATAAATCTTTGGACTTTCAAAAGAATATTCTTTTGTTTTAATAGCACCACTTGATGCTTTAATTTGTTTCTTTAATAAATAATAAACTGGTGCATTTGTATTTTCATCTATTTGATAAACGGTCACCTCAGTTGGGCTTAGTGAAGATGAGAATGAAAAGTCTAATTGACCTTGTGTTATAAAACTAACATCACTATTATCAGTTGAGCCGATTGACATACCATCAGAAATAACCATTGCATAAGTGAAATCTGGTTTTACATTATTACCAGTTCCAGTAGATGGTACTAATTGAAACACATCCATAGTAACAGTTGCAGGTACATAGTTTTTGGCTTTATATCCATATGCTGCAGCAATATTAAATAAGTTACTATTTTCTTCTGCAGTTGTTATTAATGATTCTCTTAGTTGAGTGTCTGTATAAAATGATAGAACGTCACCAACATATGATGCCATCTCAATAAACATCATACCAGGTGATGATTCGTTAAAATCATTATATGTATTTGGAAAGTATGTTTTAGAAAAATCAATTAGATTTTTTCTAAATTCACCGAAGTCTCTACCTACTAAAGATACATCCTTTTGTACTAAGTCGTTGTTAACTTTTTTTGCCATAATATACCTATTCTATTGTTGCTGAACCTGCGTTATCTACATACATAATAATTTGTCGATTTACACCATCTTCTGTTACTCTATATGATAATTGAATTCGAACATAGTTTCTATCTTCTATTACTTCAATATTAATGTCATCAATAACTATGTATGGTAGCCAGAAATTAACATCCTCTGTAATGGATTCTCTAAGACTATCTGATAAACCTGCTCCTATTTGTTCAAACATTAAAGAATATACACTAGACCCAAATTCGGGAACAAATGGACGTTCACCTTTTCTAGTTAGTAATAAATTTTTTAAGTTGGATATGGATTGTTCTTCAGTTGTATAACTTAAAGTAAACAATCCCTTACTACTACCTAATGGTAATGTAATACCGACTGCGACATCGGGTTGTAAATCTAAAGTTTGATACGAATATTCTTTTCGTGGTTTAGCCATTTGTTATCTTCCCTTTTTCTTATCAATCGCTTTCATTAATGCCGAATAATCTTTTGTCATTGCACCCATAACGTTTGCAACTTCTTCATTATTAGTATCAACGGGTCTACCATCTATATCTACTGTTGGTGCTATTGTGTTAGAGTTCCTACCCACAAATCCTTGTGCTTGGTTAGACCCAAACTGAGCATCCATATTTCTCCACTCACCATCATTCATTGTTTCGTTTAACATATCATTTAACAGCGGATTCTTTACAAATGTTTTTGGTTTAGATGGGGTTACTGTACGTTCTTCTTTTAAAATATCAGATATGTTTATATCCAATGGGTCTTTAACCTTTTTAGGTTTAGATTTTGTTTCTTTTATAATTGGTTTGGATGCGTTTCTAACTTCCGTAATTATAGGTTTTAGTTCTTCTCTAACTACCTTTCTTACGATAACTTCCAATAATTGTGCTAATTCTTTTGCCTTCATAATAATATACTTTTATATAAATATCAAATTGTTTTGTTTTACGATACACCCATCCAAGGAAAAGGTGGGCCCGGTATTGGTGATGGTGCTGCTGGGATTAATCCATTATATAATCCATTTACAGTTAGTAGATGTGTTGTGAATGCTACTATCAGCTTACCACATATAATATTACCCATTGGTGTTGGTGATGGTGGATTGTTAAACGCACCCCACAAACCCACATCTAATGGTGATGGAGTTCCACCTGTTAGAACCGTAACACCTGATGTTGGTGATACATATCCTGGTGGTGGTGGTACTGGTGTCCATGTAACCCCCGCCCAATACTTTACAGTCTCAGTTGCCCATTTTAAAAACATAGGTGGGGTCGGTGGGCCTTCGGAATCTTTTATCTGATTGAAGGTATCTAATATAGCATCTTCAATTGGTTTAGTCGGAGGTGCTGATATGATTGATGAGCCTGGAATTAATGTAATCATTGCACTAGCAACAGATACCCCATACGCATCTGCAATAACTTTAGCAGTATCTACTTCTGTTTTTTCGATTGGTGCATCTAAGTAAGGTGCAACCGTTGCTTGAAATGATGGGAATAATACAGGCATTTATTGGGCCATTGCTTTTAAATCGGTTAATAATTTTTGAACATCTGCTACGTTTGTTGCAGGACCAGTTGGGCCTACGCCCGTTGCGAATGTAGCAGTACCTGCAGTTAAATCTGCTACTTGTTGAATAAGTCCTTCTAATATTGTAAACATCTTATCCATCTCCATTGCCCATGCTGGTGTTGCATTTATAATATCCTTTGCACCTGATAATATAACATAATCGGATTTTGAATCCAATAAAATTCTATCAGATGTTATTATAACAGATGGTTTGTCAAATTTAGATTGAACATCAACACCCATTCCTAAATTTTTTTGAGATGTTTTTAAAGATATTTTTTGTGATGAGGTTAGGTATATTGATGATAGGTCATCATCAGCACTTTCAATAATAAATTTATTATAACTACCACCACTTTTTCTACCATTACTTAAAATAGTAATTGGGTCTTCTACTGTTGAAGATTCCCATGATGGGTCTTCTGTTGTGTCTGCTTCTGTTGGGGAGTATCCAAATCGTAAAGAATGTCCAAACCTACCCTCTATCAATACATCACCTAAGAATGGTTGTAATGAACCCACATCAGTTCTTTCAACAAAACCATCACCTAAGTCGGTATCAGATTCACCACCAGATGTATTTGGGTTTCCTGCAGAAGTATCACCATAGTCACCACCCGATGTGGAAGATTTGCCAATCGTTGCTTTTGGTAATGCGTTGTTGTGTACATTTTGTTGAGTAGAAGTTGGGTTTAAATAATATCGTTTTTTTGCAATTTTGCTTGGAGCTCCATCAGGTGATTGTGATGTAAGTATAATAACTTGCTCACCAACAATTGGTATTCGTTTTATATTAGTATCTAATGGATATACAACTACAAATGCCATCGATGAACTTCTAGTTACAACCTCTATAGAATAAACTTCATTTACATCATCATCTTTTAAATTTATTTTTTGTACTGTGCCAGTTTCAATTCCTGCCATTACTCATCTCCTTCGTTTTGAAGAGAATCTATTTTCTCATCAATTGCTTTTGCGTTTTCTAAAAGTTGTTTCTTCTCTTCATCACTTAAACCAAGACCACCACTACCATCATCCGAATTAGCATCTTTCATCATTCGTTGTATGATTGCTGCAAGTTTTACTATTTGGTCATCGTTCTTTACTGATACTTCCATATATTCCTTAATTAAAGGAACTACAACAGTTGCATCTTGTAGGTTCTTAACCAATGGTTCTAACTGAGCTATAAGTAGTTTTAGTTGCCTATCTTTCTTTTTTGAGTTGTTATAAACATCAGACATAATATCTGCAAAGGTTTTTCCTTTAAATAATTCAGTATCTTTATCCATTCTTTTCCTTTAACTCATAATCTAATTTGACATGACCTGTCTTATTGTACTCAGTATAAAGT